GCTGGACGACGGTGACATCTTTATGCGCCGACACAACTGGATGCGCGCGGAGTACACCGAAGGCACGTCGGTCGACGGTCTCTTCACGGTGGCCAGCGACTCCAGTACGGCGATGTGGCAGCCATCCCAGCTGATCGAGTACGAGCGGGAGTACAACGCGGCGATCTCCGGGAGCGCGTTCGCCCGTCACCGTGCGCGGTTCCTGCCGCCCGGTGTGTCCAAAGTGGACGGATCGGTGGGCAGCGACGCGCTGGCCGAGAAGTATAAGCCTGCCTATGATCTCTACCTACTGAAAAAAGTACTGATGCACTTCGATACGACGCTGCCAGAGGCCGGCTTCACTGAAGATAAGGGCCTAGGCTCGGAGGGTTACCACGAAGGCCAGGAAGCGGTACAGAACCGCAAGACGCGCCCAATCATCCAGTACGTCGAGGCTGTGATCACTCGGCTGATGCGCCAGCACTTCAGCATGCCGCGTGAGCTGGAATTCAAATTCCTGGGTCTTGACGACGAAAACGATCCGTCGTCCGATGACGTCGAGGACAAGCGCCAAAAGGGTGGCGTGCTCACGCTGAATGAACGGCGCGATCAGCTGGGGCTGCCACGGTACGACTTCGAGGAAGCCGACCAGCCGATGATCGTCACACAGCGCGGCATCGTCTTCATCGAAGGCGCGCTAGCGGCCTCGCCGCCCGGTGCGGCCATCGGTCCGGACGCCGGACCGCTGAACGCGGCGCCGGGCGGCGTTCCGGCTGAAGCTCCGGAGGGTGCCGCACAGCCCGCTCAGCCGGCCGCTGGCGGCACAACGCCGCCGAAGGGTAGTCCGGCCAAGCCGGCGCCGCCGGACGCCACAGCGGCGGCTAAGGCGGCTGAGATCGCCCGCTATCGTCGGTACATGGCGAAGGGTGCCAACCGTCGGCCGTTCGAATGGCTGCACAACACGCCAGCGGAGATCGCCGAATTGCTGAAGGGTGGCGATGCCGACCCAAAAGCGGCGGCGCCGACGACGGCGCGCCGACACTGGCCGGGCTGGGACAAAGATCTACAGGTGGCGCAGCACTACGCGCCGCAGCTCTCCCGGGCTATGACTGGAGCCGCAGCGCCACGCGTGGTCGCTGACGCCTGGCTGGCGCATGGCGCTACGACAGCGGAGATCGCCGAAGGCTGGCTGCGTCACGCCGGTATCGAGCGCCAGCTGATCGAGGCTCTGGTCTCCGTGCTGAGCAAGATCTACACGGAGGGGTACCTGATTGGTGACCGGTCGGCCGTGGCGATGCTGAAGGCGTTCGGTTTCACGGTTAAGGCCAGCGATCCGGACGTCCGTTCGCACGTCGACTGGGGCGGCTGGACGCCGGGCGACTACCTGGCCGCAGAGGCGTTGCTGGGCGAGGATGGCCTGAGCGACGGACTGGCGCAGCTGCTTGACCGGGCTGGGGTCACGATCCGCTCGATCGCCGCCAATCGCCTGGGCGAGCTAGCGGACGTGCTAGCACAAGCAGCCGAAGAGGGATGGTCGTCGGGCAAGCTGGCGCGGCTGCTGCGTGACGTGCTCGACGATCCGCGCTGGGCGCGCATGGTGGCCGTGACTGAAGGTGCGCGCGCCTCGACTGCGAGCACGCTGGCGCGCTACGTGGCCAACGGAGTCGAGGGCAAAGAGTGGATGTCGGCCGAAGATCAGCGCGTCTGCCAGGACTGCAACGATAATGAGCTGGAGGGAGCGATTCCGCTCTCGGCATTCTTCGAGTCCGGCGACGACGGACCGCCGTCCCATCCCGAGTGCCGCTGTGCGCTGGCGCCGGCCGTTATGCGTCGCGAAGATGTCACTGGATTGGGGATCGAGGTACAGACCGAAGACCTAGCTTGACGCGTCAATGGCATTCGACTAGGCTAGAAGGTCTAGCTGGATGGAGGTGATCACATGGAGCGCGACGTGGTCTGGACGCGGTAACGTCCCCAGCCGAAGCCCCGGAGTCTGGCCCCTCCGGGGCTTCGTTGCGTTACGATCTCAGCTATGTCTGAACTCTCTGATCTGCTCGAAGGTCTCGACTTCGGCGCCATCGGTGACGAACTCAAGGACGGCGCCGCGCACCTGATCGCGCGGCTGAACGGCAAGCTCGACTACGAGGAAAAGCGGATCTTCGCCTGGGTCATGACGAAGCTCGGCGCGTCCGACACGACGATCGCGGAAGACCCCGGGGGCCTTCACGACTACGTGCACGGCACGGGTGACGTCGACCAGAGCGGCCAGGCCGGCGGCGAGGGCGGCGTTCCGGCCGGCGCGCCAGTCGCGGCGGATACTCCGGCGGCTGACGTTCCGGTCAGCGACGTCAGCACGGCCAGCCCGACGACCGACCCCGAATCGCTCGGCGTGGTCGACGGTGCTCAGGGTGAGGGCACCGTGGGCGCTGGCGGCGATCCGACCGCCGTGGACAACGGCCAGCCGATCAAGTGAATTGGCGAGACGTTGTCCGGATAGCCGCTACGGCCATGCTCGTGACGGCTTTCGCCGTGGCGTACTCCGTGCTGCTGGCACCGTTCGGTTAGGCTGAGTCGACGGTCCAGTAGAAAGATCACAGCTGCGCTTATTCCCCTTCGCGTGGCTGTGATCTGTTTTTGCGCTCAGTGTTGTACGCTGTCGACGATCTCTATCGTCGGCCGGGCTGGGAGCAGCGAATCATGGGCGTGACCTACGCATACGCAGCTGACATCGTCAAGTCTGAGCGCGACGAATACGGCGACTTGATCGTCTACGGTAAGGCGACCGGGCCGGAGCTTGACCTCGACGGTCAGATCTGCGATCCGACGTGGCTGAAGTCGGCCATGCCGGAGTGGTTCACGTTCGGCAACATCCGGGAGATGCACCAGCCGATCGCGGCCGGTATCGGAATCGAGCTGGCCGAAGGCGACGACGGCTGGTACCTGAAGAGCAAGTGCATCGACCCCAATACCGCTCGCAAGATCGAGGCGAAGGTGCTCAAGGGGTATTCGATCGGCATCAAAGACCCGAAGGTGATCAAGGATGCCGACGCGCCGGGTGGCCGGATCACCGGCGGAAAGATCGTCGAGACGTCGTACGTCGACCGGCCGTGCAACCCTACGGCCAAGATGGCGATTGCCAAACTGGCGAAGGACGGCGGACGGCTGGAGGCCGTAGAGGCGCCCGCAGAGCCGTCCGCACAGGCCGCAGCGACCGAAGGCACCGTGAGCGGCGGCGCTGACGTTGACGCTGCGAAGGATGACAACGGCGCGTTGTCGGCTGAGGGCACAGCCGCTGTCATCGCGACCGACCCCGAGGAAGGCGCGCCGGAGGCCGCTGCGGAGAGCGCAGACAAGGCGCTGGCGCGTGGGGTCGGTCGCACAATCTTGGCCGGGCTGAAGTCGCTGAAGTCGTCCGGCAAGCTGTTGACGAAGGCGGCGCCCGATGAGGACATCGCCAGCGCTGAGGCGTGCATGTCCGCGATCGGCGCGCTGATCGGCCAGGAGGCTCAGGGTCTGGTCGACGGCATGCAGTGCGAGGCGTACCAGATCGAATGTCTCTTGCGCGCCTACAACGCGCTCCAGTACTTCTGCGCTCTGGAGAGCGCAGAGCCCACCGGCGAGGCGGAGCCGACAATGGAGGTCATCGTGCTCGACGCCGCGCCGGACATCACGAAGCAAGCACCGAAGCTCGACGTCAAGGCGACGGAGACGGCGCCCGCGAAGGACAGCGGCAGCACAGAGGTCAGCGAGCTGAAGGAGCAGCTGAAGGCTGTTCAGGCTCAACTGGCGAAGGTGCTCGACCGGCCGGTCCCCGGCGGCCCCGTGCTCGCTCGGCCGGCGGGCGAGATCGACAAGGCAGACGGACGCGCCGCCCTGGTCTCTAAGGCCGCGCATTACGAGTCGCTGGCGATGAGCATGGCCGCCAACGATCCGAAGGCCGCTCAGGGCTACCGTGAGCTGGCCGCTGCTGCCCGGTCCGGTCTGTAACTGTCCCCCGTCAATTTCGTCCACAAAGGACAGAAATCATGTATGCAGTCCCCAAGCCGACCGAGATGTTCTCGGACGCCAGCGGCGCAGCCGAGGTCGCCAACCGCTTCGAGTCGTACAAGGGCGTGCTGGCCGACAACAACGCGCGGTCACTCAGCGGTGAGCTGACCACCCAGCACGTCGACGACCACCCGACCGGCTTCATGATCGTGAAGAACGCGGCCAAGACCGGAGAGCGCGTCGCGGAGCGGGTCGCCAACATCACGAAGGCGCTGACCGCCGAACAGCAGACCGCGCTCCAGGGCGAGCTGGATGCGCTGAAGGGTGCGCTCGACGCGGACCTGTCCAAGGACTGGTCGATCAACTTCCCCAACACGGCCGGTCTGGTGCCCTTCGACCTGGAGGCCCCAGCGAAGCTGCTGGTTCCCCGGGCGACGCCGCTGCGCAACTCGACGCCGCGTACGCGTGGCCAGGGCACGGCACGCCAGTTCAAGCGCATCCTCGGCTGGACGAACAGCGGTGCGGGCGGCATCGCCGACACCATGGCGTTCATGAACTCCGAGAGCGTGTCGACGGCCTTCGGCCCGATCTCGCTGCGCCGCGGCCCGAAGATCAATTACGCGTCCGACTCGAAGACGGTCGCGTACATGGAGCAGGGTCTGTCGGAC